GAAGAAGACGAAATGGACGAAGCTAAACACCACATGGACGAGGCTAAAAAGAAAAAGAAAGCCAAACATGAAGAAGAGCTAGACGAACATTACGACGAAATGGAAGAAGCCAAAGAAGAAGACGACGAAGAAGAAGATGAAGAAGAGGGAGAAGACGGCAAAGAGTCTGAAGAAGACACCAAAGTTGTTGACGTAACTCTTGGAGATCTTGTAAACGCAATCAAAGCTGCAATGGCTGGCCACGAAGGTGGAGAAGGCGCAGAAGCTGGTGATGATGAAGTTTCTCTTGATGAGATTCTAGCTGAACTCGAAGACGAAGGCGAAGAGGATGATGAAGAAGAAGACGAAATGGACGAAGCTAAGCATCACATGGAAGAAGCCAAAAAGAAAATGCACGAGAAGAAGAAGATGGAAGAGAAGAAAAAGATGGCAGAAAAGAAAGAACTCGAAGAGGCTAAGAAAGCAATCAAACTGATGCAGAAAGAGCTGAATGAGATCAATCTTCTGAACGCTAAGCTTCTTTATGTTAACAAGATCTTCAAATCTAAATCTCTTACTGAAGCACAAAAAGTAAAGGTCCTGAATGCATTCGATAGAGCGACGTCGGTTAAAGAAGTGAAGAACACATTTAAGTTCATCAGCGAATCAATAACTGCTGCTCCTAAGAAACAATTAAAAGAATCCTTCTCAGGATTTGCATCTAAGCCAACAGGCGGAGCTCCAAAAGGAAACACACTGGAGTCTGATCCTTTCATAGCAAGAATGCAGAAACTAGCAGGCATCTAATTCAGAAACAACTATTTTAAAACTTAAAAACAAACAAAATGAATCTAGTAAATTCCCTTTTACAAGAATCTGCACAGAACGCATATAGTTCGACTCTGTCAGTTTCTCAAAGACTCGTTAAGAAGTGGGGCAAATCAGGCCTGCTTAAAAACTTGAACGAGCATGACTCTAGGACGATGGCGATGATCCTTGAGAATCAGTCTAAACAGCTCGTAACTGAGACTTCTGCTGCAACAGGCGGAGTATCTAACGGTGCTACTTTCACAGCTGGTGCTGGTGAACAGTGGGCTGGTGTGGCTCTTCCGTTGGTTCGTAAGATCTTCGGTCAGCTTGCATCTAAGGAGTTCGTTAGCGTACAGCCAATGAACCTTCCTGCTGGTCTGGTGTTCTACCTTGACTTCCAGTACGGTACTACAGGTAATCCTGGATTTGGTGCTGGTACTTCAATGTACGGTACAAAAGACACAAAAGATTTTGGTAACTCAAATGCTGGTGGTCTTTATGGTGCTGGTACTTTTGGTTATTCTTTAAACCTTTTTAGCGCAAGCTTTACAGCATCTTCAGTATTAACTGGTTCTCAAGTAACTTGGGCAAACCTTAACTTTGATGCTAACTATTCTGCATCTGTTGCGGCTGGCGCAGTAGCTATTGTAAACTTTGCAAATGCTAATGCAACCCTATTCCCATATTTGAATCAGAATGGCGTTCGTGCTTTTGAAATTACAGGATCTGTATCTAGCATTGCAGCACTAGTTAACCCAGCAAATAGTGCAAATCAATTTACTTCTTACAATAATATTACAGATACTCTGTCCTTTGTTATTGTTAGTGGTTCTAGCACATATGCTACAGCTACAAATAACCTGTTGACTGGTAGCTTGATGACAGTATACTATAACAAGCAGACTGACTTTAACGCAATCGGTGACTTTGAAGATCGTACATCTACACAAGGTGTTTCTGTTCCTAACGCATACTCTCCTACTTCAATTTCTATCCCAGAGGTTAACGTACAGATGGTAAGCCAGACGATCTCTGCTAAAACACGTAAGTTGAAAGCACAGTGGACACCAGAATTTGCACAGGATCTTAACGCATACCACTCACTTGACGCTGAGGCTGAATTGACTGGTATTCTTTCTGAGTACATCACTCTGGAAATAGATCTTGAAGTTCTTGACATGCTGATCCAAAAGGCTCCAACAGTTGACTACTGGTCTGCTAAAGTTGGTAACCAGATCAACTCAACAAACACTGCGTTTACTTCAAACACTGCAGGCGTGTTCTACAACCAGATGACTTGGTTCCAGACCATCGGTATCAAGCTTCAGAAGCTGTCTAACATCATCCACCAGAAGACTCTCCGTGGCGGTGCAAACTTCATGGTAGTTTCTCCAGCAGTAGCTACGATCCTTGAATCAATCCCAGGATTTGCAGCTGATACTGACGGTGCAGCAGACACAATGAAGTATGCTTTCGGTGTACAGAAGATCGGTTCTCTTAACAGCCGTTACAAAGTGTATAAGAACCCTTATATGCTGGAGAACGTGGTACTGTTAGGTTTCCGTGGCAACCAGTTCTTAGAGTGTGGTGCGGTTTACGCTCCTTACGTGCCATTGATCATGACGCCTCTGGTGTACGATCCTAACACCTTTACTCCAAGAAAGGGGATAATGACACGTTACGCAATGACGATGGTCAGGCCCGAATTTTATGCGAACTTGTTCGTATCAGATTTGAATGTAGTCTAAGTTTAATCTAAGACAATAATAAAAGAAAGGCCCGGTTTTTACCGGGCTTTTTTGTTTTTCATCAAAAAGTATTCTATATTTATAAGCATGAAACTGATAGATCTTTTAATTGAAGACGAGGAAATAATAGACGTCGATAAATTGATGAAGAAGGGATTCTTACAAGGGCCAGAGACGATAGACCCAGAAACTGGAAGTGTAAAGACCCAAGTATACAATGTAGCAGACTTTAAAAAGTTTGCAAAATCTCTTAGAGACGTCAAAAAGAATTTAGATATATACAAGCACTCTTCTAACAAAGGAATAGCAGATCTATCCCAAAAAATAACAAAAGAACTGAACCTTGCTATAAAAGATATATTAGACCTTGAAGGAAAAGTTTACATTTTCAAGTCTACTCTTTAGAATAATTTCAATATTTATATAAAACAATAACATGCCACAAATAGTAGACGGATTAAAAGACCCGTATGGTTTAAATGGAGGCGCTATACTTAGCGGATCTGTGAATAAAGCTTGTGATGCCTTTTGGTATTATGCAGTAACAGGGACCACTGCGATCATTAAATTTTCAAATCTTAGCGGAAGTTCAATAAGCGCATCATTCAACCAAGGCCAAAGCATATACGGTAACATAACTTCTGTGACACAATCAGCAGGTCTTGCGATAATATACAGCGGATCTTACTTCCCAGGATATTAATAGTTTCAAACCCAACCAAACATAATGGTCGAAGAAAAAGTTGGTCCTAACGGCAGAAAACCCAAAGGCCCTATAAAGTTTCAGATACAGTTGAATGAAGAACAGCGTTTGGCTAAGCAAGTGATCTTTGACAACACGGTGACTATACTGAAAGGCCAGGCGGGCTCTGGTAAGTCTTTGCTTGCTGCACAGGTCGCTTTGGACATGCTCTTTAAGAAAGACATAGAAAAGGTCATCATAACAAGACCCACTGTAGAGGCAGCAGCGAGCATAGGATTCCTCCCAGGATCGAAAGAAGACAAGCTAGCGCCGTTCACAGCTCCAGTGTTTGATAACATGTACAGACTCTACAACAAAGAGAAGATAGACAAGTTGGTAGAAGAAGGCAAGATAGAGATATGTCCTCTTGGCTTCATGAGAGGCAGAAACTTCTCAGACTGTCTTGTGCTGGTAGATGAGTCACAGAACATAACACACGATCAGATGAGATTGGTGCTGGGCAGGATATGCAAAGGTTCAAAGATGGTGCTCTGCGGAGATGCGTCTCAGATCGATCTAAAGGAGAAAAAAACTTCAGGGTTCGATTTCATTTGTAAGAACTTTACCGATGTTCCTAAGTTTGCGGTAGTCACTCTCAAACAAAACCACAGAGATCCGATAGTAGAAGAGATCCTCAGAGTTTATAAGCAATATGAGGACTAGTTGTCGGCTTTCCTGATATTTATTATAAACACAAAAAATGAGTAACCCTCAACCGTGGCCAGGCAGCGCTTCATTCTCAACAGGTAGTACACCGTTTGGACTTTACGATACAGATCCAGTATTTGTAAGTGAATCTGTGCAAGTAGCTGATTACTGTGCCAAAAAGCTAGGTTACCCCATGATGGAAGTGGAGCTTCAAGATAGTCAATTTTTTGCTTGTTTTGAAGAGGCTGTTTCCACATATGCTCTAGAGATATACCAGTCTAAGATAAAAGACAACTATCTAGGTCTAGAAGGTTCTCCTACTGGATCTCTTCTCAATAACACAGTCGTAGTCCCAAACCTAAATACAGTCATAACGATAGCAGACTCATACGGAGCTCCTGCTGGAGTTGGCGGAAACATAGATTGGTACACGGGCTCGATAACACTATACTCGGGCAGTCAGATATACGACATTCAGAGCATCGCTATCTCAGGAGGATGGATACAGCCAGGAGACAGAGTCGTTGTGCAGCAAGTGTACTACCAAGGAAACCCAGCGATAAACCAATACTACGATCCATACGTTGGTGGATCTATAAACTACCAAGGAGCAGCAGAGAACTTTGGATGGGCGTCGTATTCTCCAGGACTCAACTTCACCCTGTTCCCTGTCTACTGGGACATACAGAGGATCCAGGAGATAGAGATGTCAAACACTGTGAGAAGAAGCGCGTATACGTTTGAGATAGTCAACAACAAGCTCAAGATATTCCCGATGCCTGAGATAAACAGCGCCCTTTGGATCCAGTATTCAAAGAAGAGCGAGATGGGAGATCCAAGCATAAACAGTCCATACTCCGGAAGCACAAACCTCGTAGCTAATCCTTCTCAAGTTCCATACGGCACGATAACGTACTCTCAGATCAATAGACCAGGAAGGCAGTGGATATACGAATACACATTGGCTCTTGCTTCTGAACTTCTTGGTCTAGTGAGAGGAAAGTACACTCAAGTTCCAGTTCCAGGGTCTGAAGTGACTTTGAATGGAGCAGATCTGATATCGAAAGGACAAAACACGCAGCAGGCACTGAAAGAAAGATTGAGACAGGAGCTTGAAGATATGACAAGACAGAGTCAGCTGGAGAGAAAAGCCGCAGAGGCAAAATCTGAAAGCGACACATTATTGAACGTTCCACTATTAATCTACATCGGCTAATGGCTCTATTCGGATCAACAAGAGACATAACAACGTTCAAATTTATGACGAGAGAAGTCGTGGAGAACATCGTGAGTCAAGCAATCGGATATTACAAGGTAGTTTTAGGAGATACGCCTTTCAACACATACGGAGAGGCTCTTAACAAAACCTACATAGGACCTGTGCTGATAAACTGCTTGATACAGAGAGGAGACTTCGAATTCACGCAGACAGAGTTTGGACCAGACAACACAAGGGCAGTTGAGTTCAGGTTCTTTAAAGACCATCTAATTCAAGCAAACGTGTTTCCTGAGGTGGGTGATGTGATCATGTACAATGAGTTGTATTTTTCTGTGGACTCTGTAAACGAGAATCAGCTGATACTAGGAAAAGACAACCAATACGCATACCAAGACGGTCTAGAGAACTTTGGATCTTCATATTCGATGATACTGAAGACCCACTACGCTTCTCCGGATTCGTTGGGAATAAAACAAGAGAGACTATAACATGGCAGGAAAAGGCGGGATACAGACGACAAGGCCACAAAGCAGACGAGAGTTCATGAAGACTCTTGAGACCCCATATGTACAGCAAGTTCCAGATCCAGTTTTCACAGAGCCTCAGAAGCTGGGACAGCCAGAGAACAACAGAGCTTTAGAGTACTCTTTGAAAGGAGACACTGATAAAGTATTTTCAGTAGGGATAAAAGACATAGACGATGCGGTGATGTACTACTTTACCCAAGTACTGAAACCGACGGTGGTTCAAAACAACACCAAGCTGAACGTTCCTATATTGTACGGAACTCCTGAGAACTGGAAGAGCGTGCAAGCAGACGGATACTACAGAGACCAGAAAGGAAAGCTTATGGCGCCTCTGATCATGTTCAAACGTAACTCAGTTACTCAGAACAGAACTTTAGGAAACAAACTCGACGGTAACCAGGCTCATAACTTGCAGTTCTTCCAAAAGAAATACTCAAAGAGAAACATATACAGCAACTTTGCGGCTCTGAACAACAGATCTCCAGAGACAGAGTACTTGGTGTCGATAACCCCAGACTACGTGACTGTAGAATACACTTGCATGGTGTGGACTTACTTTGTAGAACAGATAGATACTATTATCGAGTCATTGAACTTTTCATCTAGAAGCTACTGGGGTGACCCTAATCGCTTCCTTTTCTACAGCAACATAGAAACATTCACCGACACATTATCGTATGATCTTGGAGACGATAGGCTGGTAAGAAACAGTTTTAACCTCACACTGAACGGCTACCTGATCCCAGACACAGAGATGAGCAAGATAGCGGGCGCTAGTAGATCGTATGGGATATCAAAGCTGGTGTTTGGACTCGAGACCACGAGCGGAACAGAGACTTCAAGCACCGCCGCTAAGAAGACAGGAAGTCCTGCCAAGGGTGCGCTGATAAACGATTCTGTCAATAACGTGTACAACATAAACGCAGGGTCTGTGAATCCATTGCTCCTTACATACCTTTCTACCAATAAGCAGCTACAGGCAACTTACGTAGATAACGCAACAGTTACTTTCCCAGGTATATGGTTAACAGCGCCTTCAGGACTACCAGCGACAGGGTTAGATAACTTCAACTTCTTTATCAACGGAGCTTTTGTAGAAAAGAGTTCGATAGTTAGTTTTACAACAGACGGAATAAGTACATCCACTTTGGTGATAGATCCAACAGCTTTAGGATACGGTTTTGATCCAAGTGATACAGTATTAGGAATAGGTAAATTTGCATAAGGAATGGCTCAAATAAACAGTAAACAGCTTTTAAAACCGATATCTGGATCTTTTGTGGGGACTTTCACAGGTTCTCTAGAAGGTACCGCGTCTTATTACCATGAGACAGATCCAGTGTTTGTTGAAAAGTCTGCAAGCTTAGCTACAACTGGGTCAAATCTATTTTTTGGAAATCAAATAATAGACGGAGGTAGTTCAGATGGATTTGGCTCAGGTATTAAGTTTGCAAATGAAGGATATGCGCACTATACTGCTGGAGTTTCTGGATCTACATTCGTAATAGCAGACACAAGCGCTCAATATGATAATGTTTGGGCGTCACCTACTATTAAATTACAAGTAGGAGAAACAAATTCAGTCTTTGATACTAATCTAACTATAACAGGAAGCGGTGGTGTAATAATACTGTCCCCTACTGTTGGTAGTCCAAACTATTCAATTCAAGAGATACACGGAAATAATGATTCTCCTCGGATAGCTCGTTTCTATAATGATACCTTCTCAAAAACAAACTCTGTGATGAGCTACTTTGGGTGGAATGATGGTCGTTTTGTTTTCCATAATGATTCAACCCAGAGCATAGGATTGCAGGTTAACGGATATAGTGCAGAGAATGGGCTAATAGTATATGAGGATAAAGTTGCTTTTGTAAATAATGTAGAAGTAACAGGTTCAGTAAATTTAAGAGGTGGTAGTCTTGTATATAATTTATTTTTAGAAGGTGGGGTTGATTTAATAGCGGCTCCTGGGGAGTATGTAGAGATGGCCTCAAGCAACACTCAATCACTTGTTTGGGTAGATGATTATGGCGCATATACCCAAACCTCAGGATCATATACTTGGAACTATTACAATAACGGTACAACTTCAATGCCTGGAGGAGTAACAGCTCCGTCATTTACTGGGTCGCTACAGGGCACAGCATCGTACAGCGTATCCTCATCATATTCTTTGGCATCTCTGAGCTCAAGCTATAGCAACACAGCATCTTACTCTTCTGTGTCTCTAACAGCATCCTATGCATCAACAGCATCATATTCAGTAAGCAGTTCTTATTCTAAATCCGGATCCTATGCCGTAAGCAGTTCCCAAGCTCAGAATGCAGTCACTGCCTCATACGTTTTGAATGCAGTTTCTAGTTCGTATTCTTTAACAGCCTCTTACTACGGAGGATCAGTCGTAAGTGCTTCATATGCCATAAGCAGTTCACAGGCGCAAAACTCAACATCAAGCTCTTATTCTTTAAACTCAACTAGCGCTTCTCATGCAAACAACGCAGATAACTCCATATCTGCCTCTTTTGCAACAGTAGCAGTAACGGCCTCCTATGCAGATAACTTTACAGTAGCAGGAACTCTCACAGCAAAGACTCTAGTAGTACAGACAGAGACATCATCGGTGATATTCAGCTCTGGAAGCAACATATTCGGTAACTCTCTGACTAACACTCAAGTGATGACCGGCAGCGTAAGCATCACAGGATCACTGTCAGTAAACGGCAGCCCAGCGGTGTTAAGCAACCAGACTAGTTCGATGTCTGTGCTGAGCGCTTCATATGCAGTTACTGCTTCGTACACCACAACCGCTCAGACAGCGTCTTTTGTGACTTCATCAAAAGTATATGGACCTTATGGAGCAAACTCTATACTGTCTGCTTCATACGCTTCAAGCAGTTTAAGCTCATCGTATTCTAACACAAGTACGACTGCTTCATATGCGTTATCAGCTTCTTATGCGCTGTCAGCAAGTTACTTTTCAGGATCAGTTACATCAGCTTCGTATTCATCTACTGCGTCATATGTAACAAGTTCTAACGTGTATGGTCCTTACGGATCTAACAGCATCTTGAGTTCATCATACGCGGTTACTGCATCATATGCTCTAAATGGAGGTACAGGCGCATCATTCCCCTTCACTGGATCAGCGATCATATCAGGATCTCTTAGCGTAACTGGGTCTGTATCATCTACAGGTGGATTCACAGGTTCATTGCAAGGTACAGCTTCATATGCAACACAAGCTTTAAGCTCTTCGTATGCTATAAGCTCTTCTTACAGTTACTCAAGCACATCTGCTTCGTATTACCAAGAAGTAGACCCAGTGTTTGTGTCAAAATCCGCCAGTCTTGCTACGACAGGTTCAAACGTTTTTATCGGCAATCAAACAATCACCGGAAGCATAAATACATCCGGATCTAATACGCTTATCGGCAGTACTACGTTAACAGGATCTTTGAATATCTCTGGATCTACTACTCAAATAGGAAATAACAACCTGTATGGTAACACGACTCTCTCAGGATCTATCATAATCTCAGGTTCAACCACAACTCCAGCAACTCCAACGATCGGGGTATACGGAGACATGGAGACGAGCGGCATAATTAAGTTTAATCCAGTAGTAAAGAGTATAGACAACTCGATATCAGCATCGTACATTTACGTTTCTGGTTCAACGCAAGATCTATACTTTTCACAGAATGGATCAGGATATTCAAACTCAACTCGTTTACGTTGGTTAGAAAGCGTATTATATACCGGCATACTAAGCGGAGGCATACTATCATCAACTACAGGATCTACAACGTTTAACATATCTGCTGGAACCGGAATAATAGTCACCCTGAATGCTTCTACAGCAAGTGCGCCGTATCCAACAGTCCAGTACATATCATGGCCTAATTATACTTCTCAGCCCATAATCAATTCAGGTTCTGCAAAGATAACATACGTAGGCATAAATAGCGGAAGCACTGTAATACAACAAGTCACTCCTTGGGGATCTACTGACATAAACCAGTGGGACAATTCTATACCTTTAGGAGTTGTTCTACATCTCAGCGGCAGTGTATCTTCTGGAGTATTTAACTCACCTCAGATATCATACGGTGGATTCCAAAAATCTGATGACTTTCTTAGAGCATTTGGACCTCTTAAATTATCTGGGCACGTTTTACAGCCAAGCGGATCTACGTTAAGTATCATCAAAACAGGAGGAAACGCGTGGAGAGAGGGAGCTAATTATACAATAAACCCAAACCACCCGTCTACCACAGTAGAAGGAGCTATAACAACTTCAAAGATATTCAGGTACTACATATCAGGTTCTACTCCAGTCATAGACACTGGTGTTGCAAATGCTGGATACACAGTCATAGATCCAAGTCAATACGTAAATATTACAACAGGAAATTTAACTACGGTAACAGGCAATAATGTAAATAACTCTAACTGGACTATCCAAAGAGTATTCTGGTTTCCAAATTCTCCTACAAATGCTTTTGTGGTATATTATGGAAATGCGCAATATTCTACGTCAGCAGCAGCACAGGCAGCAATAAACACAGAAGCGTTTACTGAAGCTCCAAATACAGCTCTTAACGCGATATTTGTAGCGTACATAATCGTACAAAAAGGGTGTACAGATCTATCAAGCACAAGAGCGATAATACAGCAAGGAGGTCTATTTAGAAACGTAGGAGGAATAGGAGGCAGCACCGGCGTAAGTACCACGTCTTTGGCTGCTTTAAGCGACGTATTGTTAACAAGTCCTACATACGGAGATCTACTGATGTATGACTCTAACGTTTGGTACAACACCAAGATACTAAGCGGAAGCTATACACTCAGCGGAAGTTTAGTTACGAATGACGGAGTATCAGTTAATAGTCTGACTGCATCATTTGTAAGTGCATCTTCAATAACAGGATCTCTATTTGGAACAGCTTCTTATGCGTCTACAGCGTCCTATGTTACAACAGCCCAAACTGCATCATATGTCCTAAACGCGGTCAGCTCAAGCTACGCTTTAACAGCTTCGTACGCCTTAAGTTCTGCTGGCGGTGGAGGTGGTGGAGCTTCTACTGCAACTTCATCTTTTGGTATAACATTAGACGGACAGGGTGGAACTATATCAACAGGTACTAAAGGATATGTATCTATTCCATGGTCAGGATCCATCAAAAGCTGGGTGGTAATGGCAAATACTGGAAGTGCAGGAAGCTGTATACAGATAGACTTAAAAAGAAACTCAACCTCATTGGTAGGAACTGGCAACTCAGCGTCTCTATCTTCCCAACAATTTGCATCAGCGAGCGTTTCAGGATGGACTTCAACAAACATAAACGCAAACGACATAATGGAATTTGTTGTTAACTCAGCAACAACTTTAAGCAGAGTTACAGTACAATTCGTAGCAATAAGAACATTACCTTAAAAATAAATAAATTTATGACTTACAAAATTTTATCGACAGAACAGGCAGGAGAAACTTTAAATGTTACGGCAGAGTATACATTTGATGACGGTACAAAACAAGAAATAGTAGTTGCTATCTTTGCTCCAGATTCAATAGATTATATCAATTTGAGTCTCTCCATCAGAGGGCAATCTGAGCAAGCAAGAATAACGCGCACACAGCAAGTAGCAGCTATCATACCCCAAGTACCAATAGGACAAGTAGTGACAATATAACATGGCAACTTATTACTTTAGAAATTCTAACGGTAACTGGAGTGCAGCATCCAGCTGGTCAACTTCTTCAGGAGGTCTGGCCAACGGTGCTGTGCCAACTGCTACAGATGATGCTATTTTAGATAACAACTCAGGTGGATGTACAGTAGACGCAGCTTCTGTTTGTAAATCTCTTACTTGTACTGGCTATACTGGTACATTGACAATGACCAATGGACTTACGATATCAGGAAATATTACATTAGTTTCAGGTATGACAATATCAGGAGCAAGTGGGTTAACCTTTAATGCTTCTAGTACTTGGATAAGCAATAATAAAACATGGCCCAACTCCATTACAGTATCAGCAACATCAACCATAACCATAAACTCATTTGTATTTACAATAGGAGGTACTTTGACTTTATCAGCAGCGCTAACATTTGCAGGTACTAATGGGTTTACTACAAACAATTTTACTTGTACTACTGCAGGTCTTACGCATACATTGGTTGCAGGAAACACTTATACTATAACAGGTGCGATGACAACCACAGGGACTGCTACTTCCCACATAATACTTACATCATCTTCTGCAGGAACATACGCAATACTTACCTTGACTGGAACACAGGATAACGGATTTTTAGATGGAACATGGATAGACAGCTCCAATGGGCAAACAATATGGACATACAGTGGAGTATTAAGTAATACTTTAAACTGGCAAGATATGTCAGTTTTTCCAGTAAATACATCATTTACTTTCTTAGGAGGATTTTAAACAATGGCAACATATTATTTTAGAAATAGTGGTAACGTAAACTGGAGTGTATCTACCAACTGGAGTTTAAGTTCAGGTGGTGGAACTGGTGGGGCAGTACCTACTACTGCTGATACTGCTGTATTTGATGCTAACTCAGGAAACTGTACAGTAGATGTTGCTGGAGTATGTTTATCTATAAATTTTACAGGTTATACTAATACCATAACCATGTCAAATACTATTACTACAACTACTGGTGGAACTGTTACTTTAGGAACTACAACTGTTAGTGTCTCAGGATCCAGTGCTTTGGTAGCTGCTGGGAGTACTACATTAGCGTCGGGAGCAGGGGGGAGTTGGGGAGGGTTATTAACCTTTGCAACTAGTAATGGAATAAAAACATTAACTTCATCTAACTTTTCAGTTAATAATTTAACTGTAGGTGTTCTTACCAGAATGTCAGGTGCTTTTAACCTAACAGTAACTGGAACTTTTAATGTTAATGCTGACTTAAATTTTAACACTCCAGGAGCAGCATCTACAATTGTTTTAGCTGGTAATAGTACTTGGACAGGGAGTGGTAATCTAGGTTTAAGTCTTGTATTCAATTCAGCAGGAACTATAACTGTTTCTGGTACTGTAAATTTTGGTTCTACTTCATCATCAAGAACTTTAACTTATACTGCGGGGACAATAGTTACAACTGGTTCTATATTAAATTTTGTAGGCACCTCATCAACGATTAATACTACAAATGCTTCTATGAGTTGGGGTGATTGGACATTCAATGTTGCTGGAGTAGGAGTCAATTTAAGTGCAAATACAACTATAAAAAGTCTTATTACTACTACTAGTTTAACTACAGGTGGAACTGGTACTTTAAATCTAACCGGTGATCTTAATATAGGAGGGGTGGTTTTTTTAGCAGCAAATATGAATTTAATAGGAACCGGTACTTGGACTGGTGATTTTGGCTTTGCCGGAGGAAATATTACTATTAATACTTCAGGAACAATAACTATATCTGGTACTGTAGGATTTGGAACAGTTGGTTATGCTCCTTCTTTGATTTATACTGCTGGTACAGTTATTACAACAGGATCAACTTTAAAATTATATTCTAGTTGTACAATGAATACAACCAGTGCCGTCAGTTGGAATAATGTTACTTCTCAAACAGGAGCAGGTGCTTTAACTATAACATGTTCTTCTACTTTTACGATCGCAGGAACGTTTACCGTTATGCAAGGTGGAAATAACTGTTCGGTAAACGGCGCTGGGAATTTTAAGCCTATTGGAAACATGGTGTTAGGATCAGGCATCTTGACAATACCTAATACAATAAATGTAACCGATTTAACTTCCAACGGATCAAATTACACCACTGTTAATGGGGCGGGTTTTAATATAAATGTGGGTAGAAATTTAACTATAAACAGTACAGTTGGACTTTATTCGTCAAATGGTGTTGGTTTGATATTTACCGGTACTGGTACATGGAGTCACACTACGACCGGGGCGGTGCTTTTGAATACAACCATTAACACGTCAGGCACACTAACTATTTCTGGTACAGTTTATTGGGGTGCGGGAACTTTGACATATACAGCTGGTACTGTAGTTACCACAGGATCTACTGTAAATATAATTTCTGGGGGATCTACCATCAACCTGACCAATTCAGTAACTTTAAATAATCTAACTATTTCTGTTGCTGGTACTTTTACTCTATCTTCAAACTTAAATATTTCAGGTACTTTAACCCTCGCTATAGGAGGTAATACAACTTTTGGTGGGTCTACGTTCTTTAATCCCACTGGTACTATCACTAATACTGGAGCAGGTACAGCAACTACGTTAACTATACCAAGTGCTATCAATTTCACTAATCTTACGGTAGCTACTCAGAACTTAACCATAAATGGTAACTTTGCATCTACTATATCAGGTAATCTTACAGTAGGCGCTGTTCTTGCAGGAACTACTCCATTGTCTTTAACCGGTACAGGTACATGGAGTGGAACAGGTAATATAACTAGTGCTTTAACAATCAATACTACAGGTTCATTAACACTATCAGGATCGATAGCTAAAACAGGAACACTAACTTATACAACGGGTAGTATCTCATATGGTACAAGTAATTTAGTAGTTTCTGGTAGTTTAACATTGGCTAACTCTTCTTCATTAAGTTTATATAGTATTACAACAACTGGTTCTACTTCAGTATTTACAATTAATACTTCAAGTTTAACATGTTATGGTACAATGTCTCTAAATACTTCTACTAACATTACAGGATCAGCGGCTTTTAGTACATATAATCTAATATCTACAACAGCAGGAGCAACCCATTCTCTAGTTTCTAATAAAACATATACTGTAAATAGTGGTTTAATTTTAAGAGGAACAGCAGCATCTAATATATCACTAGTAGCAAGTACTCCATCAACTGCAACATTATTTAATCTACAGCCAGGAGCTACCCAAAACGTATCTTTTGTGACAGCAACCGATATCAATAGCTCAGGAGGACAACCTATATGGGACTATAAACCTACTTTAACAAGAACGACCAACTGGAACTCTTTATTAGCTCCTGCAACAATATCATATGCTTTTGTAGATTAAACAATATTTATAACAAATCCATCAACTATGCCTATACTGATAACAGCACTCGTAGCTATCGCAATAACTCTGGTGATCATACTACTTGTAAAAGCCAGCAAGATAGAGGAGTTTGTCCAAGAAGTAAAAGAAGGCGCGGAGTTCGCAGAGGACGCTTTCAAGAAGATGACTGAAGATCCTAAAGTAAAAGAGACTGTGAATAGAGTGCAAGAGAACTCTAATAAAATGTTAGAAGACATAAAGAAGATCTCGTCTAAATAATCACATATTTATAATCAAATCACGTTATGGCAAGACTGACAGAAGACGAACTCAGTAAGATCAACCTCATAAGACAAGACGCTTTAGACATAGCTTCAGCACTAGGCGAATTAGAGTTTCAAAAGATATCTATAGAGCTTAAGATAGATGAGCAAAGAAAGGAGATAGCAGCGTTGAAACAGAGAGAAGAATCGATCTTTGAAGAGATAAAGTCCAAGTACGGAAACGTTACGATAAATATAGAAACCGGAGATATTTCGTAAGAAATGGCCGATATTTATTAGTAGAAAAAACAATAACATAAATGGCTGAAACACTCATAAGCCCTGGCGTATTTTCGATAGAGAACGACCAGAGTCAGATAACACAAGGACCGATCATAGCTGGTGCAGCATTAATAGGACCTACAGTTCTAGGACCAGTTAACATCCCAACGGTAGTAACTTCTTACTCACAATACAAGGCAGTCTTTGGGGCAGCTTTTGTCTCTGGAGGTACTTCTTATGAATACCTTACGAGCATGGCGGCAAACGGATACTTCCAGCAAGGCGGTACTTCTTTGCTTGTCACTAGGGTAGTATCTGGATCTTATACTCCAGCGACTGCTAGCTTAGCGGCTTCTGGCAGCGTCACAGCATTCGTTCTTGAGACTCTGTCTGCAGGTACAGTGATGAACAACACAGGCGGTACTGCAGTTAACGGAGCTCTTCCTTCAGGATCTTCAGCAAACGTAAGATGGGAGATAGTGAGCTCTGATTCAGGCTCAGGACTGTTCAGCTTGGTGATCCGCAGAGGAGACGACTACGAGAACAGCAAAACTGTGCTTGAGTCTTGGAACAACCTCTCTTTAGATCCGAACCAGAACAACTACATCTCTTACGTGATAGGAGACCAAGTTCAAAATGCTATAGCAGATCCTACCACAGGAAACTACTACTTGCAAGTTACTGGATCTTACATCAACATAAGCAAGTACGTTAGAGTTAAATCGGTGAATCTACCTACTCCTAACTACTTCAATTCATACGGCCAGCCACAAAATCAATACACAAGCTCTCTTCCTTTGGTAGGATCAGGGTCTGTTAACGGAGCATTCGGCGGAGCAACAGGAGGACTATACGGCTCTTTTGGAATAGAAGCGCTGAACATGTTCGAAGCAATCCCAACAGTGGCATCAGTAAACGATACTCCTGGAACTAACATCCAAGGCCTACACGCATCAGACTACGATCTGGCGATAAACCTGCTTGGAAACAAAGACTCTTACCAGTTCAACTCGATATACGCTCCAGGCATAACAGCACAGAACGCTGTTACTGAGATCAACGCTCTTTTGACTCTTGCACAGAATAGAGGAGACAACATCGCAGTCGTAGATATGGGTGGATACGCTCAGAACATAGGAACTATAACTACACTCGCTAAGTCGTTCGATAACTCATACGGAGCTACGTACTGGCCGTGGGTACAGATAAGATCAGTAGAGACAGGAAGAACAAACTTCGTTCCAGCTTCTACGATGGTGCCAGCAGTGTACGAATACAACGACAAGATCGGCGCAGAGTGGTTCGCTCCAGCAGGCTTCACAAGAGGTGGAATGAGCGCAGTTCTACAGCCAGAAAGAAAGCTTTCGATCGACGACAGAAACACTCTGTATGCGTCTAAGGTCAATCCGATATCTATATTCCCAGGAGTTGGTACAGTGATATACGGTCAGAAGACGCTGCAGCAGAAATCATCAGCTCTCGACAGAGTCAACGTTAGAAGACTGTTGATATCTCTGAAGTCTTACATAGGTCAGATCGCAGACAACCTGGTATTCGAACCAAACACTCAGGTGACAAGAAACAAGTTCCTGAACGCAGTGAACCCATACCTCGCAAGCGTACAGCAGAGACAAGGTCTTTACAGCTTCTCAGTTGTGATGGACGATACGAACAACACTCCGGCTGTGATAGACAGAAACGAGCTTATAGGTTCTATATACTTACAGCCAACCCGCACA